CAGCTGCAATAGTAAGTGTACTGCCAGTGGCAGTAGCCGTAGATGAACCATCTTTATACCACTTTATTGTACCTGCGCTGGTTAATGCACTTCCGGTTAATTCTATTGCACCTTTAAACACTTTAGCAGTAAGTGTAGTAGCGATTTCGGTGTTTTTAAAAATTGTCCCATTAGATGAGATGATTGCAATATTAAAGGCATCAGCCCCATTAGCTCCGTTAGTACCATTTCTTGATACTGAATAAGATGTAGTAGTCTTACCGTCTGAATACGTGACTATAGTTCTAGTCCATACATACTGTCCCGCACTTCCAGTTACTGGTGTAGTAGACCACGTTCCTGTAGGTGGTGTTGTACCATTTGAAGATGCTTGATAAGATACGGCAGAAGATGTTACCGTAACGCTTGAACCATTTGATCCATTAGTACCATTTCTAGAGACACTGTATGCAGTCGTAGATTTACCATCACTGTAGGTTACTACCGTTTTTGTCCATAAATATTGACCAGCCGATGTACTTGGAGGCGAGGCTACCCATGAACCAGTTGGAACAGTTGTACCTGAACTACCAACCTGATATGTAACACTGGCATCTTTTACTGTGACACTTGTACCATTGGACCCATTTGTTCCTTTAAACGCAATAGCATAGCTGAATACCTTTCCGATTGTGATATCGCCTATAATTACTGGAATTGTAAAGCTTCCACTTGTAGTTAAAGCGCTTGTTGCTGTAATTGTAATTGTTGGTTCGGGAGTTTTATTATCACTAACTACACTCAAACCAGAGGGTGTGCTAATTGCACCTAATGTACAAGCTACAATTTCACTGCCGCACATTGCTGTGATTTTCGATGTAATAGATTGCGTCCCGTTGACCGCGCTTGTAGTCCCTTGAAACGTATGATTATCGTTACTCAAGTTTACTGAATAACCATCAGTTAAATCGATTAAATCAACCTGAGCACTTGCTTTTATTGCCATATATTATCCTCCTTTAAAAGTCTAAAAAGCATCTAAATGTTGCTTTGTTGTTTATGTCTTTGTTGGTTAATGTAAAAATAAAACCATTATCAGACAAACGTTTATCATTTTGATTTATTGGTGTATATTCTGTTTCACCAATATTTTTTATTTCCCATATAATTTTTGCTTGTTCGCCAAAAACATCATACATTTTTTGAGATGTATCGATAATTTTATCGTCAACAAAAATTTGAACTGTCATAGTTGTATTAACCCCAGTATTTTTGAATGAAAAGCCGTTAACACTGTCAATTTTTAATACTATAGCTGATTTTCCGTCCACAAGTTTCAATACAGTTACTTCCGCACTTGCTTTTATAACACCGTTATCAGTTAACGCTTCAAAACGAAAAACGGATCTATCATTTTCTAAATCCGTTGCTGAAACTTCTGTTGTTTTTGAATCTATAAGAAAAAAACTGTCTTTATACCACTTTATAGTAAATTTTTCTGTAATATCATTTATTCCATCACTTACAAGCGCTTCTAAGATTGTTTTTTCATCATCCTTTTTGAATATAATCCCATTACTAGAAATAATATTTGCACTATAGCTCTTATTTGCTTCAATAAGATCATTCATTTGTTTAATGAGGGATTCATCAATCTGCGACTGCCTTTCAACAAAATTATCAAAGGTAGTTTTGCATGTAGTTTGATCGGTAAAACTGATTATCTGCTCTGTAATACGTGCTTCTAAGTAAAGCGTTGGTTTATACTCTTTATCCTCGATTGTGAACGTATCACCTATATTTGCATCAATAAAACCATCTACATCATAGCTAACTTGAGGAATACAGTTCTTTTTTAATTGTGCAAGTGCCTGGCCATAAAGTGTATTAACATTGCTTGTTTCATAACTCCACACCTTAGCGATATAACGATCATTTTCACTTGTTGTCAAGGTAGAAGGAAATCTATCCCTTGCTTGAGGTGCTAAAATTTCAATTGTTCCACTTGGTGAATAATATTCTAAATTACCATTTGAATCGTATTCTTTTTTATCAATACCGGCTAATGTTAACCCATCTGTCCCAGTTGGTCGAATTGCAGTATAAAGTTCTGTTATAT